CCCTCGAAAGTGCATCGTCAATAATCGGCTCGCTCGGTCAGTTGTTTGGTGAAAGCGAAAAGTCGCAAAAGGCGTTTGGCCTTGCTCAAATCGCAGTTGACACCGCAAAGGCGTTGACCGCAGCACAAGCCAACGCAATGGCTCCTACACCTGACAACGTGGCGACAAGTGGTGCTGCTGGTTTTGCTAAATATGCCGGATATGTTGCCATTATTCTTTCAAACGTAGCAAGGGCAAGGGCGTTGATAAAAGGTTCCGGTGGTGGAGGTGGAGGCGGTGGCTCTGCTGCTGCACCTGCTGCCCCGTCATTTGCACCTACCGTTGGCGGTGGATTGCCCGATGAGCAGCAGTTCGGTGGAATGGGCAGGGTGTATGTGTTAGAGGGTGATATTACCAAAACCCAAACCCGTGTCCGCAGGTTAAGAAATACGAGCGTTGTTTAAACCTACTTTTATAGATATGGACTTGCCAGTTTACAAAATTGTAGTTAATGAGGACGATGATACCGGGGTTGATGTAGTTTCTTTCGTGGAACGCCCAGCAATACAAAAGGACTTCATGCTGTTTAATCAGCAGTTTGTGGAACCGGGTGCAAAGGAAACCGAGGATGAATTTATCAGCAGGTGTATTCCGGTCATGATTGGTGAGGGCATGGAACAAGAGCAAGCCGCAGCCGTGTGTTATTCTAAGTGGGAAAGCCGCAAGGAATTTGAAAGCTACGATGACTATCCCGAAGCCGCCAAAGAAAATGCAAAGATTGCACTACGTTGGGCAGAGGAAAACGGCTGGGGTGATTGCGGCACACCCGTTGGCAAGATAAGAGCAAACCAGTTGGCAAACGGTGAAGCCATCACCCGTGAAACCATTGCACGAATGGCAGGGTTTGAACGCCACAGACAGAACAGCGACAAAGAACTTGGAGATGGATGCGGTAGATTGATGTGGTTAGCGTGGGGTGGTGATGAGGGCATTGAATGGGCGAGCCGTAAACTGCAACAGATAGACATGAAACAAGCGTATTCAGTGCAGGATGAAGAGAAACGCATTGTGACTGGCCCAGCAATGTTGGCCGATTTACCCATTTACCGCTATGATGATGTACGTGGTGAGTACTATGTAACCTTTGATGCACCTACCATTTGGACTATTGCCAAAAAATTTGTCCGTAAAAACTTCTACAAGGCCGTAAATACCGACCACGAAACCCCGGTTGATGGTGGTGTCCACATGATTGAGTCATATTTCATCGACCGCGAGCGTGGTGTTATGCCACCCAAAGGATATGAGGATGCGAAAGACGGCAGTTGGTTTCTGACCTATTTAGTGGATAATGACGAATTGTGGGCAAAAGTTAAGGCAGGCGAATGGAAAGGGTTTTCAGTTGAGGGCTTTTTTGATATGGAAGAGCAAGACGAAGTGGTAACGCTGATGCGTGAAATAGCCACCATGCTCAAAAATTTTGCATAGGTTTTTATCTACCTACCTTTTATGGTATGGATTTCAAAACAGAACTTAACGAAATGAAAAGCGGACTTGCTGCATTTATGGCAGAAGTTAAGCAGCGTTTCAATGAAGTTCCTGCACCCGTTGAAACTGCGTTTGGTGAGTTGACACTTGTTGACGGTACAATCGTAGTATTTGACGGTGACGAATTGAATGTTGGCTCCATGCTGTCCGTTAAAAACGAGGAGGGTGTTGTGCCTGCCCCAGACGGAGTGCATGAAACTACCGACGGACAACTGATTACTACCAAAGACGGAGTTGTTGAACTTATCGAAGAGAAAACAGCCGAAGTTGAGGAAGTTGAGGTTGAAAATCAATTCGCATCGCTGGAACAATTTGATGCTCTGCGTGCCGCCAATGAGGAAATGGCAAAGAAGATCGCCACCCTTGAAAACGCCCTTATCAATGTGTTGGGCAAAGTAGAAGAAACTTTCAGCGTATTTGAAAAGTTTGCATCTGCTACACCTGAACCGACCAAAAAACCCTTTGGTTCAGTAAACAAAAAAAACGAGGAAATTTTTAAGGGTTTTGTTTCTGCTTTAAACAAAATTAAAAACTAAATAATCATGGCATTTGACGTAACCGGTTTATCGAATTACACCAAAGAGGAGAGCTTGCAGCTCCTGACCAAAGCTATGTTCACCGCCAAAACAGCAAATCTGCTGAATGCCGCTGGACAAGTTCTCCCTAACATTAAAAGCGCAGAAATATTGCCTCTGCTTTATTCTGACGTTTATTTTCAAAGTGACAGCTGTTCTTACCAGACCAGCGGTAACACCACCCTTTCAAAGCGTACTTTGACCGTAGGTAAAGTAAAGGTACAAGAAACACTTTGCCCCAAAGACCTTGAAACCAAGTACACACAGAAAGCACTTGCCGCTGGCGAAGCTATCGACATGGGCGTGTTCACCGAGCAGATTGGTGCTGAAAAAGCTGCCAAAATTGCCGAAGCTATCGAAACCGCAATTTGGCAGGGTGACACCACAGGTGGAACTGGAAACAACGCTTACTGGGATGGTTTCTTGACTATTCTCGGTGACTTGGGCTTCGGTGGTGCTGGTGACCCCATCAAAGGCAACGTGGGTGATGCTTACACTTCAATCACTGCTTCAAACATCGACGACATTCTGGGTACCATTTACAGCGTAATTCCTGCTGAACTTTTGGGCAAACCCGATTTGTTCATCGGTATGGGTGTTGATACTTTCCGCAAATACCGTCAATGGTTGGTAGGTGCTAATCTTTATCACTACCCTGCCAACGAAGTTGCTGAAATGGAAATCATTGACCCTGTAACTGGTATCAAGATTTACGGTCTGCATGGTATGAATGGAACCAACAAAATCGTTGCCGGACTTTGGAGTAACTTCTTCTTGGGTACGGATTTATTCGACGAACAAAGTGAGTTCGAGTTCATCTTCAATCCATTTGAGCGGAGAGTTCAATTCCACGCTGCCTTTAAATACGGGGTGCAGCTGGGTTATTGTGACCAAATCGTGTATTTCTCTCTGTAACCAAATAGTAAGTTACTGAATAGTAAGTTTAACCCGGGGGGTGGGGATACAACCTCACCCCCTTTTTAATAAAAAAAAAATATGTGTGTATTAACCACCGGATTTACCCTCGATTGCAAAACCGCATCGGCTGGTATCAAAACAATATGGCTCGTTGAATTTACAGCGAAGTCAACCCTCACTAAATCAAGCGGTGAGGTATCTGCCCACACCTTGTCAGGTGGCAAATCTTATTTCAAGTACGAACTTGAAAAAGAAACCGCCTCAATGACTTGGCGTACAATCCCCTCAACCGAGAACGGCACTGTGTTTTACGAAGCCGACCTCGTTGCTCGTCTGCACAAAGTAACCACCGCCCAGCGTAACGAAATCAAGCTGCTGGCTCAAAACCGTATGCTGGCTATTGCCCTTGATGCAAGCGGTGACTACTGGCTGTTGGGTGCTGATTATGGTGTTCAGTTGCAGCAGAGTGAAACAAACTTCGGACAGGCGTTTGGAGATTTCAAAGGTCATGTGCTTAACTTTTTGCACAAAGAAACCGATTTGCCTTTGAAAGTTCAGGCCGCTGTTGTAACTTCGCTGGGTCTTTGATTTTTTCATAGTGTTTTCATGCAGAAAGGGTCGCCATTTGGCGGCCTTTTTTGTTTACTCAAAAAAAAATTAAAAATATTTTACAAAACACTTGCAAGTATAGTTTTTTATATTACCTTTGCTACATGAAACAAACACAAAATACCATGAACACAAAAAAAATCACAGAAATGAGCCATGAAGAAATAATGGCTTTGAGTCATCAAGATTTAATGGCTTTGAGTAAAGAAGAAAAACAGGCTTATAGCGATGCCGTAAATTTAGATTTTCATAATAAGGTGAAAATTGCAATTGACAATGGATTTACACATATACAAATAGGGTATGCTGGATGCATTAAGGTAAGAAAAAACAAAAATGGTATTTTTTATTCAATAAGAAATGGAAAAGGAACTGGTCAAGATTGTGCGCAGTTTACTGACTTAAGGGACTGCACAAAACATTTAATGCATAATGGATGGGGTAACAATATAACTTATAGATAAAAAAAATCAAAATCAAGAGAAGGTGGGGAAACCCACCTTTTTTGTTTAACATGAAATCGACCTACTTATATAGATAGGATGCTGTACATAACCAAAGCAGGAACACCCGAATTGATAATCACAGGCAGAGAAAAGGTCACCGTTTCTCCCGTGTATTATCTGTTGGTGTTTGAGTCAGAAATGTCGCAGGAACAAAAGGCATTCATCGTTACCGATACAAGCACAGCACCAAACAGATATCAGCTATTTTCATTTGTAGAGGGCAGCAGCGCATCAAAAACATTGGCCGTAGGTACGCATTACTGGGCTTTATACGCACAAACTTCCCCAAGCAATACCAATCCATTACTTGCATCACAGGAAGTTGACCGGGGATTGGCCTACGTTACCGCATCACATACCGCATTTAATGACCATGAGGTCAATACAACCATTAAGCAGCACCATATAGGATGAGTTTCGATTTACTACGCATAAATTTCACGGAGTCAAAGTTGCCTAAATTCAAGGAAAACAAGAATAAAGGCATCGTGACCTATGGGGAAAAAAATGATTTTCCTGATACGTTACTTGAATTTTACAACAGAAGCCCAAAACATGGGGCTATTGTAAGGCAAAAAGCCCGTTTTGTAGCAGGTGAAGAAACACTTGTGGATGGCAACCCCAGCGCAGTTAAGGTAATTGATTACGTGAACCCTTATGAGGGTGTGCAGGAGTTCAAAAATAAATTAGCATTGGACTATGAATTGTTTAATGGCTTCGCATACGAGGTACATTACAATAAATTGGGACAATTAGCTGCTTTATACCACGTTGATTTTAGCAAGGTTCGTACACTTGACCACGACTTGTATATGTACGCAGAGGATTGGAAAAAGGCGAAGCATGAGGACATGAAGCATTACCGCCCTTTCAACCCCAAAAAGGCACAGCCAATGGAGGTGCAGTTGTTTTACTTCCGTGAATACGCACCGGGATTGGGTGTTTACCCCCTGCCACCTTACCAGCATTGTTTGCAGTATATTGAAATTGATGTTGAGATAGCAAACTTCCACAACAACAACATCCGCAACGGGTTTTCAAACGGTACGTTGGTACAGTTGTTTAAAGGGCAGCCATCGCAGGAAATCGCCTACGAATTTGAGCGTAAGTTCAAAGCCAAAACAACCGGCACGGACAACGCAGGTGGTGTGCTAATTCAGTTCAATGAAATGAACGAGAAAGAGGCCACCATTAATCACCTGCAACCGAGCGAAATGGATAAGCAGTTTTTGCAGTTGAATGAAACGGTGCAGGATGAGATTTTCGTCGGTCATAACTTCCCCAAGATTTTATTGGGCTACGCAACTGAGGGTGCATTGGGGCAGCGTAACGAAATGATACAGGCGTATGAGTTGCTGCATAAAAGCTACATCAACCGCAGGCAGGAAAAGATTGAAACGTGCCTTGAAAATACCCTTGAAACCGTTTATCCCGGCATCCAAATCAGCACCAAAGACAGCGAGTTTTTAGCTATTGATTACGTGGCTTTGTATGGTGCAGGAATTGCCACCGTAGATGAAGCCCGTGAGCAGTTAGGATTGGGTGAAAGTGAGCAAAAAGTTATTGATGCAGCGCAGAAAACCATTGACAATATCAACAGTTTGTCGCCATTGGTAGCAAATAACGTGCTGGCAAACATGACCGTAAATGAAAAACGTGCATTGGCAGGATTGCCACCTATCGAGGGCGGTGATGTGCTGGCAAATACCCCAAGTGAAGCACCTGAGCCTACCACATTTACAGCAGTAAAAATGAAATGTGAATGTGAAACATGGAAAGACAGCGACATCGAGGTATTTTCCAAGTTCGGTATGAGTGCTGATGAGTTTGAAGATGTGCCGATGTTATTTGCCCTTGACACAAAAGAGAAAAAAGTATTGGCGATTGTAACGGCAGATGAAAAAGCCACCGTGAAAAACATTGCTGATGCCGTAAAATTGGACGAGCCGGAAGTAATTGAGATACTGAAAAAACTGCAAAGCGACGGCAAACTGAACTGGACAAACAACGCAATCAAAATCACCGACATTGGTAGGGCCGACATTCAAGATGAGGGGTTGCCCAAAATTGAGGTGCGTTACAAATATGATTTAAGCCCTGATGCACTGCCTTTGCAACCCGGTGGGAAGAGCCGTGAGTTTTGTATCAAAATGACCGACTTAAAAAAGTTATACACCCGTGCAGAAATCGACCAAATAAGCGGCATTGTAGGGTATAACGCATGGCTTCGTCGTGGTGGTTGGTACACTGTTCCAAATAGTGAGCCACCATTGCACATTCCGCATTGTCGGCATGAGTGGTCGCAAAAAGTAGTAAGGAGAAAATCATAATGGCAACATTTGCATATTTCATATCAGAGCAGGACGTTAAGAAAAACACCCCGATTGACGAAAACGTGGACAGCAAGCTGCTACAAACAGCCATGCGTACCGCCCAAGACATTTATATTCGGGATATAATCGGCTCAACCCTTTACGATAAACTTTGTGACGACATAAACGGGGCAGGATTGGCGGGTAATTACCTGACTTTGGTAAACAAATACATCGCACCTTGCCTGTATCACTACGTAATTACCGATAGCATCCTGCCCATGACGTTCAAAATGATGAATAAATCGGTAGCTACACGGGGTGCAGAGAACGCAAATGCCATTGATGTTGACCAGTTACGCATGATTGAGCAGCGTTATCAGCAAAAAGCCGAGTATTATGCCGAAAGAATGCGGTTGTATTTGTGTGAAAACATGGATTTATTCCCTGAATATAGGACACCTGCACCGGGATTGGACACGATTAACCCACAAGAGCAAGTCATTTTTGGCGGTTTTATGCTGGGCGAGGATGAGGAATATAAATTTTTACGTGGTTTTTTTAGATGAA